TAGTAGTTGCATCTGTGGCTGCGGTTGCAACTGAGGCTGCGTCGCCTGATACTCGAAGGGCTGCTTCTGCTGCGACCTTAGTAGTTGCATCTGTGGCTGCGGTTGCAACTGAGGCTGCGTCGCCTGATACTCGAAGGGCTGCTTCTGCTGCGACCTTAGTAGTTGCATCTGTTGCTGCGGTAGATACGGAGGCTGCGTCGCCTGATACTCGAAGGGCTGCTTCTGCTGCCACCTTAGTAGTTGCATCTGCTGCTGCTGTAGATACAGAAGCTGCGTCGCCTGATACCCGAAGGGTTGCTTCTGCTGCTACTTTAGTAGTTGCATCTGTTGCTGCTGCTGATTGAGCCGCTGTAGCCTTTGTAGTGGCATCTGTGGCGGAAGCTGAAATTGCTTCAGACTTAGCAGTTGCAATTGCTGTATTTCTATTAGAAACTTCAGTTGAAATTGCGGTATTTAAATTAGTAATAAGGACTACATTTGTGCCTGTGTCCAAAGTCATTGTATTGCTTGAATCATTATATGTGGCAGTTATATTTTGTCCAGTTGCTACAAAATTAGTTAATGCTTCATATATAGCATCTTGTGCAAGTTCTTGAATTTCAAATTTATTTACTGGTTGTAGGCTAGCCCATAAAGATGATCCGTCGCCAATCTTAATTAGCTTTGTAGATATATCATATCCTAGTTCGCCTTGATCTAAAATATTAGTAGATGATGCCCACTGACTGGAGGTTCCTCTTCTTATCTTAATTTTAGCAGGCATTATGGTGTTCCTCCGTCAATATTTTTTGGCAAATCTGCAAAGACTGTTGAAGGAGTTCCACCATCAATTAATCCATCTGAAGCTATTTCGTTTGCGCTAACAGAATAAACATCTCCGTCGTATGTATGTACGTGATCAAGTAATCCAGTTATTGCTCCGCCGCCAACTAAATTCCAGGCAGCACCGTCATAAAACTTTAAAGCATTTTCAACGCTATTATAATACAGGTCACCAATTCTAGAATTGATTGGATCTGAATCAAGCACTACTGCGTGTAGCGGAACTAATCTTCTTACAGACACTTAGCTCTCCTTATCCAGTAATTACGACTCTATATGCTCCAGCTGTCGGTGCGATTGCAAATGTTAGGGTCACTGCGTTTGGTGATGTATGATCAACATCTACTTCAACTTCTGCAAATGGTGAAGAATTTGAATACACTGCAACAGTTACGTCTCTTGTACCAAGATTGTGGGTTGCTGTAAATGTATAAGGAGCAACCTCTGTTGTTGTAATGTCAGACTTCCATTTACGTACAATCTCATGATAATTTGTGCCATCATTTGTAAGTGTCCATTGGTCTGAGGTTTCATTCCATAGAACTTCTACGTCAGCAGATGTTCCACGCTCTACTCTTATACCAGCATCTACTGTTGGTGCTCCTGTAAAGTCGGTATTAAGATTAATCTTATTATCAACAATATTTACCTGAGTGGTGCTTACTGAGTTAATTGTTCCAGTTACGTTTAAGTTACCGCCAATTGTAAGGTTGTTAGTAATTGTTACGTCATCTGGCAAACCAATTGTAATTGCTGCTGTTTCTCCACCTGAACCAGATACTGTTACCTCATTTGCTGTTCCAGCAACTGTTGCAATATATGCTCCAGTTGTGTCATCTCCGAGGGCTACGGAGTTTGGCTGGATAGTTGTTGTGATTGTTACATCACCTAGGTTTGTCATTGTTGCAGAACCGTTTATATCTCCTGAAAGAGTAATAATTGGATCTGCTACATTAAAGTCTAATTTTCCATTTACATCATCGTACGTTACTGAAATTCCTGACTCTGTATTAGAATCAATCATTCCTCCAACAATGTCTTGTACACGCTCAGCGTTTAAAGTTATATTTCCTGCTGTAGCTGTAAAATCTATTGCATCAAAACTTGCAACACCCTTGTTTGATGAAGTTGCATCTTCTGCAGATACTGTAACTGTATTGTCTGTTACAACAACATCAATTCCTTCTCCGCCTGATACTTGTAATCCTTCTGTTAATAGAGAAATACCAGTTGTTCCAGTGTCTCCGTTAACTGTAAGTACTGTTGCTACATCTACTTCGCTTGCGGCAGTCAAACGACCTTGAGCATCTACTGTAAATGTAGGAATTTTAACTGTTGAGCCATATGAGCCAGCTGTTACGGCTGTGTCATTTAATTTTAATGTTGTTGTTCCAGCGGCATCGTTATAAGTTGATGTTAATGCTGTACCTGCAACTACGGATGAGCCAATAACATCTTGGATAACTTCCGTTGATCCAGACATAGGCATCCATGGGCCATCTGGTGATGACAATCCATTGTAGTAGTACATCGTTTGATTTGATGTATCGTAGTAAATCTGTCCAGTTACTGGGCTAGATGGTGCAGCTCCAAGGTTTTGGATTCTGGCATTGAGAAGCTCATTCTTATTGAGATCAACGCTAACTAAAAATTTTCTTGCCATTTGCTAACTCCCTTAAGACAGGTACGCTGTCCCTGAGAATGGTTGAGCCATTGTCAGTGTTATTTTGTTACTACTATTATAATCTATTCCTGTTTCTAAAACGTCGCCTGCGCTTGATTTTATCGTAACATTGGGTTTCATTCCTAGGTTATGATTAATCTCTACAGAATACACTCCAGATACTGGCCCAGTTACTTGTGTAAGTTCCCAGGAATACTCTAAAGTCATGTTTAGAAGGTAATTAGTTGCTCCAGCCCAAGTTAGGTCTGTTGGCTTTGGCCCATAAAACCTTGTTGTACTTTTATCGTAGTAAAAATCTCCTTCAAGGCCAAAATTTTCTGCGGGACTACCTATTCCATTAAGTATGCTTTTTCCTCTTGGGCCTTGTGGGCCTGGGGAAGAAACTATAACTTCATTATTTGGAACCGTTACTATAATTGTTTCTACCATTATATTGTCACCGATCTACTAAGTGTTATAAATCCTTCTATCAATTTAATCTTGTTTGCATTGGAGTCGGTTAACATAATGTCATAAGATGATTTTGGATAGAACAATTTATTAGTTTGTGTGGGAGTCATTTTAATAGTTAGTTTGCCAAGTAGGGGGGTTATTGTAATTCCGCCTGCGGGTGATGTTAAACTAAAAGCTAATTTAGTTCCGCCTTTTGTATCTCTTACCTGCATCTTAGCTGTTGAGCCTGTTAGGTCAACAGGTAGTCCACTATTGTCTTTATACTCAACAATAAATGAAAATGTGGCATTTTGATCCACTTCGAAATTCTTTTGCCCTGCCATTTTATAGTACTCCTAAATAGGAAAACTCCTATGCTTATTTTAGCACAGGAGCTATCCTAACAGTAATAATTAAATTACTTGCTTGTAAATCCAAATTCTTTGTTGCTTGGGCTTAATGCCTTTAGGATTACTGGAGCAACTGCTGCTACGCCAGCCGCAATTAAATCTTTTGGATTAGTATTTCCAGTCATATATAGAGCCGTGGCTGCTGCCAAAAATGCTCTTCCGTAAGTTCCTAGTGCTGCTAAGATTTGTTCTTGCATAGTTACTTTCCCATCTTTATTTAAATCAGCTTTATCAAATTTTTTGATAGCCATTTTATCATCTCCATTTTGGGCGGGCTGCCCAGAATTTTGGTTTTACCCAATACTATAATTCTACCACTAAGCGGAAATATCCACAAGCTCGCAGTTTCCATCTGAGCTGCAGGCAAGCGTAGCATTGGTAGAAGTGCCATCTTCTGTCTCGTAAAAAGATAAATCTTCCCATCGAATTTCTTTGGGCATTTTAGCAACAAGAGCATTGTATTCTTCCTCTGTTACTTCTTGGTATGGAGCTTGCTTGTATGAGTGATCTGAGTGCGGCAGGAATGAAATTCCAGAGACCTCATCAAAATGCTTATATACCCAAGCACCAACTTCCATCCATTCATCTTCTTTTACAGAAACTGTAATTGAAGGTTTGTGTTCGCACCAGGCACGTTGGTAAACTAACCAAATATTTAGGTGCTCAATAGCCGTTAAATCATTTCTAACAATTGCACCTTCTGGTGCTTTTACTGGAAATGAAAATACGTATGTGTCATTTGGTTTCATAACATCATCTTCTACTGGAATTCCAACTTCCTTTAAAAATGTAGAAATAGGATCTCCTTTTGCCCCACGAACTGTACGAATGTAATATGGAGAATGCCAAGCATGCATTCCTGAAGATACCCCGACCAATTGAGATACTGTTCCTGATGGCTTTACACATGTAATAGCAGCAGACTCAGGAATCCCAATCTTCCCAGCCTCATCTTTATTCTTTGCTCTTGCTAATTCTCTAAGAGTCATTAAAAAAGCTTCTAGCGAAACAAGGTCTTCTTTACCTGACATAAACTTGTGTCCGAATTGTCCAGTTAGAGAAACACCTAGTAGGCGCTCTTCTTCTGTATTGTCTTTCCAGATCTTGCGAAGATATTTAAAGTCTGTAAGCGTTGACTGCCACGTTCCAAGAATTGTTGCAAGTTCAACTTTGCGTTCAATTTCTTTCTTTGTATCACTTTCACGTAGTACGACTTCTGAAAGGTTACAAAACTGATAAGGACGTAGGATAATCTCTGAGCACGGGTTAGTTCCATAGTGTATATCTGGATCTCTTCTTCCATACTTGGCTGCTTGGGCTTGAGCTGCGGCCACATTGTATATACCTCGTTCTCCCGACTTTGAATCATATAGAGATTTCCATTCTGCAATAAATTGCTCCATGTCTGGCTTGCGTGAGTACGCAACAGAGTTGTTAGACAAAGCACGTTGTGTATTGGCTTCCCACCAGTTACCTGATTTAGCCTGTGCCATCTCAATATCGTTAATGTTAGAAAGAGAAATCATTGCTGAGCGACGAACCCCGCCTACAACAACTACCTCACCAATCTTGCACATAATATCGTGGCATTCAATTGGCTTAAGATTTCTGCCTGTAGCACTCTTAAATTTTGCAATTGTAAAATCAAATAAATTAACAAGTGGTTGTGGGCCTGATGATCTTCCGCCCATTGTTTTAAGTCTTGCACCTGCTGGTCTTACTTTAGAAACATCAATTGCTGGAATCTGTCCAGACCATAGTAGTGCTAGCAACTCACGGTATGCTTTAGCCCAACCTTGCTTGGAGTCTTCTACTGTAATTACTGTAGTCGACTTTTCTAATGATTCTGGGACGGCAGGAAGTTTATTAATATACTTATACTCAACAGAAAACCCTACTCCTGTACCGCACATAAGGATATACATTGTTTCGTCAAATGAACGTGGTGAATCAACGGGAAGAAAAGCACAGTTATATCCTGCAACATTATCTCTTTCTAGTGCTACTCCTGAAGTCATCACGGAACGCATAGACGGCATAACATTTCGTTCAAATACACCATTTTTTAATTCCGCAACAAGCTTTTCATTTGGAATGTAATTATAATTTTCTTTTAAATGATTTAGCATAAAACTAAAATATCTATCTACTGTCTCACCCCATGTCTCACGGCGATTATCTTCTGATATCCATCTTGCATATCTGGATAACGCAATGAAATTTTCGTATGGGTTTGCAATAGTCTTAGACATTTTATAATACCTTTTTCTCCGCCTAGCGGTTAATTTAAATTTAGTGTGAAGATCCTATTCTACCAAAGATCAATTAAAAGGGGAAGCCCTAAGAAAATTTTTCTACTAAATGTTCAAAGGCTTTCTTGGTCAACTGATCCCAATTATAATCTTTGTGTATCTTAGTTGACTGAGCAAAATAATAACCAGAGTATGCATTGTAATCCATAGTTATTTCACGCATCAACTCTTCTAAATGTTTTGCATCAGGTTTAAACATCTTACCAATGTATTCATCGCCAACTGATTTAGGTAAAGTCTCATCTGTAAGTTTAGATTTTAATTTAAGTGGTCCCATGTAGTCCACATAGTGAGACCAATCATATGTTGATATAACTGGCATGCCAGTTGCTAAACCTTGGAGCGGAATAAAACCAAAACCTTCTCCCCAGGTAGGATATAACAAAACATGATGACTGTGATACAACGCAACAAGATCTGCTTCTTCTAACTCATCTGTAATTAAAGTTATGTTACCGTATGCCTTTTCTGGACTCACAAAATTATTATATTGATCGTAGACTCTAACAGTATTAAACTTATGAGCTTTAATTGTTAAATGGTAATTTGGGTTTCCGCCAAACAGTTTAATAAAAGTATCTACTGCTATTTGTCCGTCTTTTCTTGGAGATGGTTCTCCTATGTGTAAAAATTTAAGTGGTTGTCCTTCTCTAATAACTCTACGCTTTGGTTTCCAAATATCTTCTATACCGTGTGGATAAATATATATTGGTTTTGTAACTCCGTTATCTTTAAATACTTGTGCACACCAATTAGATGGTGCCCAAACTTCATCACACGCATTAAATCTTTCAACCCAGTCTGGTCTCATAGCTGTTGACTCCCACGGGGTGTATCCAATTTGATATTGATTTCTATGCAACTTATAATGATGTGGCTGAGTAAAGTTTAATTGAATAGTAGATTTGGGATTAGCAAAAGATACAGAATGACCTAAATTGTTTAATGATTTAACAATGTTTTTTCCTGCATAGCCAAAGCCAACAGCAGGATTTAGTCCCGCTTGAATAGTATAATAAGATATATTCATGTTTTCTTTCTAGTTGACTGGCTTGACAGGTTTATCCTATCAATGTTATGATTGTAGTTCGTTATCTCTAGAGGAGGAAATGCCAATGGAGAAAATAAAACAACAGGTTAGTGATTTGGCTCATAATCTGGTTACAATAGTAATGATAACATTATTTATGTTTCCAGTCCAGCCTACACAAGCCTTAGTAGTAAAACCTTTAGTGAAAACTGAAGCCCAACTAAAGCAAGAAGTCTTAGATAAGTTCAGTAAAGAAATTTACAAGCCATCTGAGATGCTTACAGACGAAGAGCTAGTATTACTACTCAAGACTGTAGGATTCGAAGGAGTAGGCCTTAAGAAAGCTTGGTCCATAGCAAAGCGTGAATCTAACGGAAGACCGCTTGCATATAACGGGGATAAGAAAACTGGAGATAGTTCTTACGGAGTATTCCAGATAAACATGATCGGAAATCTTGGTCCTGAAAGACTTGAGAAGTTCGACCTAAAGAGTAACAAAGAGTTATTCGACCCAGTAACAAACGCAGAGATAACGTATTATATGACCAACGGCGGTTTAGATTGGTCAAGCTGGAAGGGTATGACCCCTAAAGCGCAGGAATGGCTATTGCGATTCCCAACAACTGAAAAGAAGTAGGATAAATGAAGATACAGTATGTATCGAAGTATCTCTCTTTATCAAAAGAGGGCCTTGTTCCAGAGCTTTTATGCCCAATGGATCAGGGCTCTCTTTTACCTAATCAGGACGGCGAAGACAGGGTATTTATTTATTGCTTATCCTGTGAATATAAAAAAATACTTGGGTCTAAAGACTACGATGATATCGTAAGGGCAGTGGAAAATGTTGGATGAATGTAAAAATGGGCAATGCACCTGTGAACAAGAAGAGAATTTTTTTCACGTTAAAGTGATTCCGCAAAATAGTGCAAATTTCAGTGCGGCGAAAGAAGAGACCTTTTCCTCATATGAATTTGAAGGAAATGCCATATTAGAAAAAGACGCTATGGGTAGGGAAATATTTTGGAACGATATGGGGAGGCCATAATGGAAGAAAAAGATCCACAAGCGCTAGAAGACAATTTGCCTATGGTAAATTATATAATGCTTCACCGTATTTACGATATGCTGACCTTAATAGCAAAGGGCTCGGTAGGTGGAGAAGAAGTAGGGAAAATGGTACAATATCATAAAGAAGGATTCCTTTTGGGTCCTAGTCCATCATACTCAATAGAAGAAAAGGAAGAAAATGGCGACTAAAGAAGCAGTAGTAGACACAATGGTTGAACAGATTAATATTCAATCAAGACAGGCAACCGTACAAGCACAGGGAGACCTGGTAGAACTAGAAAAAGCTTTATTGCAAGCACAGCCTGGATATAATCAGATGTGTAGCGGAATTGTTGATGCACTAATTGCAAGAGGAATGATTTCTGTAGATTAGTCTTGACTTAAAATATTGTATACAATACAATAATATTATAGGTCGAGCAATTTATTGTTCCCTATAATTGCCTTAAATGGCAGCAAAACCCAATCGGATCCGCCTCTGATTGGGTTTTTTGTTTTTTGGGGTGTATAATAGAAGTATGACCCCTCATGAGTTTTCTAAACAAATGAAGAATCCTTACTTTGGAACAAAGTATTATAAGGAAGAAACTCCTGCGGGCAAAATGGAAACTAGAATAGAACTTCGGGTAGAAAAAATTCTATCTAAGATATTTTTTTGGAGAAAGAAAAAAGATGCTTAATTTTGACAACAACCCAAACGTTAAAAAAATATACGACGAAATTTGGGTATACGAAAATTTTTTAAGTAAAGAAGAGTGTATCTCATTAGAGAATATTGCAAACAGCTTAACAGAGCCTGAGTGGAACGAAGCAAATAGTCCGCTAGATTGGTATAACGGCAAGGTCAGTAAAGCTATACCAGAATTGCTTGAGGTTAACGAAAGAGTATCTGATCTAGTAGATCCAGGATATGTAGCTACAAGAAATTCCTCTTTTCACAGAATGTTTCCTGGAGATAGTATGCACGAGCATGAAGATACCTGTGGTGAAGATGGTGAAGCAACTTCAAACGATGACTTTAATACATGTGCAATAACAAAATATGGGGCAGTTGCATACTTTACAGATAACTTTGAAGGCGGAGAATTGTATTACCCATCACTTGGTTTAAAAATAAAGCCTAAGTCTGGAGATTTACTAATACACGGTGCTTTAATTAGACACGGCGTAGCAGAAGTTACTAGCGGAATAAGATATGCTTATTCTACTTTTTTAACAGAAAAGAAATAAAATGGCTGAGATTATTTGGGAAAATATTATTGAAGAACAAAACGATTCTTCAGAACTAGAAACTATTCAACAATTTGAAATTAAAAACGATGTTCCTATTGAACAAGTTTATTTGCACCAGAAGCCAGGCTTTGTTGACATTGGAAACGGTATTCTCAAGTACGACGATCTGTTAAATCCTCAAGACTACACATACATTTTATTTCAATGTGAATCTCTTGATGAAGAATCTTGGATTGGTCACGGTATACCTGAAACTTCAGAACTATACGCAAGAATTTCAAAACCACTTACTATCCAAACATTAAACGCTGCAATAGTTGAAGCAATAATTAATGAATATTGGACAAACGAACATAACACAATCAATAGAACAAGACCTGGTGACGATGTAAGCAGAATGTGGGGCGGTAAGGATACATGGAAGTCAGCAGACTACATAGCGCTTTATTATTTAGGCGAATGGACTGGCGGAGATATAAAACTTTTGTCTGATGGATCTAAGATAGAACTTAAGCCAAACACTTTGTATTGTTTCCCAATTGATCAAGGA